CTCTTTCCGGTATGACGCTCCACTGTTTGATACGGATCGATTTAAAAGGCTGATCATTCCTCATGGACAAAAGGACTTACTGGCGCCAAAGACCGGTCTACTTTTCAACGCTAACACCATCGCAGAGGAGAATGTATTACATTGGGGCACCGGCACAGTAGAAAATGACATTCATTTTCCAGTTGCGCCTAGCGGGTCATTCACTACTACAGATAATAAGGTCTTTACGTACATCGGCTCGACGCCTGTCACTGGAACATTCGATCTTACGTTCAAAGGAAAGGTGAATATTATTTCTGTTTTTGGCTCTGCTAAGTTAATCGTTAGGATAAACGGATCAGATTATTACACAGACCCAACCCCAATTACAGGAACTACGGATGTGTTATTTACAAGAACATATCATCTATCAATTACATTTTCGCCAGGGGATTATTTTTCCGTACACATTATAGGCACCGCAACTGGGTTCGGTGTTAAAGATTTGTGGAGCGAAGCCGGTAGTACCATTAAATATACCACTGCGGCAACAATATTAGCTCCAGCTGTGTATGGTGAGACAATCCAAATGAAGTATGCCCTTCCTCAAAATGTTCGCCAGATTGATTTCCTCGTTTCATTGGTAAAGTTATTCAATCTGTATATCTATGAAGACCCTTTTGATGAACGGCTTATGCATATCCGCCCATTCGTAAACTTCTTTGAGCAAGGCGCTGGCAGTGTTGAAGACTGGACACAGAAAATGGACCGTAATGAGATGGCGAAGGTGAAGCCTATGTCCGAGGTTAATACGAAACTGTACAATTTTAAGTACAAATCTGATTCAGACTACTACAATGAGATCTATCAAAAGAGATATAACCAAGGATATGGGTCATTCGTATTCGATACGGAGTTCGAGTTTTCAAGCAACACAACAGATATTGAAATAATATTCGCGCCTACTCCGCTGGTGGGATATCAGGGAGAAGAAAAGGTATACTCTACGATATTTAAAAAGTCCAGCGATACAGAAGACAGGACGGATAGTGTGATCCGCATCTTACAAACCAAAAATATCACTGGTATAGATTCTTGGAATATACAAAACGGAACAACCGTGCTAGGTAGTTATACCTCCTATGGGTATGCGGGCCATTACGATAATCCCGATAATCCCAGCGATGATCTGAACTTTGGTGGACTAAAAGAAGTTTTCTATGAACTGGTAGCGGCGGCCGCCCTGGATCATACGCAATTTAATTTGTACTGGTCATTGTATATGGTCGAAACCACCGACAAGGATAGCAAGCTCCTGTCAGCAAGATTTTATTTAACGCCGCTAGACATTGCTGCTCTTCGGTTCTCTCAATTTAAAATAGTGGACGGCGTCTTATGGAGATTGAACAAGATCACAGATTATAATGCCAGCAAACCGGATACGTGTCAGGTGGAATTGTTGCGAGTCATAAATACCAACTACCGGTATCCATTAGGCAATACGGCGGAGAGCGACAATGCATTATTGTGGAATGATACGGGGGCATTGATGGCAAACGATACAGATGAACTTATATGGGAGTAAAAAATATTTGATATGGGCCAAAGAAAAGTAAATGCGCTTGATCCGGTAACGGACGCTACTGCGGCAAACAATACACAGCTTATTCCGCTGGCGGACCCCGGTACCGGTGTATCAGGGAAAATGACTGTAGCACAGGCAAAAGCCGTATTCGCTTCATACAAGGTAAAATATATTGCTACGGGTTCAGAGGGTACGGTAATCAATATTCCGTCCCTGGTTGGAAAGGAGATCGTCCTTGCGACGCGCGAATCGGGTAGCCTATATGAGGTAACGAGCAGCCCCGACTCGGCTGAGTTCATCTTCGATAATACTACCGGTGATATTACATTAGGCGTTGCAATTGGTAGTCCTGGCGAACGATTCAATTTTATCTACAAGACACCTGCATGAGATCATGGAAAGACATATCGCTTTTTCTTTTTCAGCGAATTGATAGAATCAATGAAGACCCTTCGCTGGACGAACTGGATAAGGTATTGTATTGCACCTGTGAGATATTTGGCCTGACTGATTTCCAGTTGGGTGATATGGATCGAAAAAAGTCATCAGCGCTTATTAAAAGGGCATCAGACATTTTGTCTGCTAAACCAGAAGGAAAAGTAAGAGAGCGCATAGGGCCATATAGGATAAACTATGACCCTGCCGATATGACACTGGGGCAGTTTGTTGAATTGCGCCACTTTCTTCAGCAGCCCGTTCATAATGGGCATTTGGCATTGGCGAGTATTGCGGCCTATTGGGACGAGCCATACAAAAGCGACGGTCACCCGCTAAGGGCGGATTATTTCTTGCGCCAGCCTGTAACAGACCTGTTGGCGTCATTGAATTTCTTCATGAATCGGTTCAGCGAGTTTATCAAAAGCTATAATGCCTTGTTCGGATTGGACGAGGACATGTATGCTGACGGGCAGGAGGTGCAGCAATTCAATCGGCGTTTCGGATGGATCTACTCTGCGACGACAATTGCAGATCATGAGCGCATTACCCTGGATCAGGCATACGGACTGCCCATACGCCAGGCTTTCAATGATCTGATTTATTTAAAGGAATTGAGCAGATACGAAGCGGAAGAGCGTAAAAGAATTATGGAAACCGTTAAAAAGAAATAGATGGGAGACAATGTAGTCATAGGTGCCTCCTTACAAGTAGACGCTTCCGGAGCGCAACCGGCCGGAAAGATCATCAAGGAGATGAAGCAGGATGTAAAAGACCTGCGGACGGAGTTTGAGAACACGAAAGCCGGTACCGCTGAATCCGTGGCAGCCTTTAATAAGCTGAAGGCGGCGGAGGACGAACTACAGAAAGCTACCAAGAACCTGGGAAAGGCAGCGGAAGAGGGGAGCGGTGGATTTGGAAAGCTGAAAGAAGGTATTGCGTCCGTTCCTGGACCCCTTAATGCCGTTGCGGAAGGCGGGGGTAAGGTGAATAGTATATTCAAAACGCTTGCCGCAAACCCACTCTTATTGATCCTGACGGCCATTGTTGCCGTGTTGACGTTGCTCTACAAGGCTTTTACCAACACTTTCGAAGGAGCGGAAAAGGTTGAACAAATATTCAGCGGGATCAAGGCAGCAGCGCAAGCGCTGTTCGACAACATCGGCCACCTGGCCAGTGCCTTGGTGAAATTCTTTTCCTTTGACTTCTCGGGAGCGGTGGATGAAATAAAGCAGGTTGTAGGTGCGGCTACGGAAGCCTATAACAAAATGGCTGAGCTCACCAGGCAGGCCCAGGAACTTCACAAGGAGCAGCTTAAAAATGATTTGGAGCAGGCTGAAAGACAAAAAAGGCTTGCGGTATTGCGATCTCAGACGCAGGACGAAGACGTTCCTATTGCGCAGCGAAAAGCAGCCTTAAAAGAGTTGCTTGCCGCGTCGGAGCAGAACGCCAAGGAGGATGTCGATCTGGCAAAAAGGACGACTGAAAACAAGATAGCCCAGTTGACACTGCAGAAGGACGGGGAGCTTAAAAATATGGACGAGATCAATAAATTAAAGATTGATCAAATCCGCGTAGAGACAGAGAATGCAAACGAGATCCGTGCAATAAGGAAGCAGATCACCCAGGCCACCAAACAGGAATTGGCGGAACAGAAGGAGGCCCAGCGAAAAGCGGCAGAGGAAGCCAAAAAACGCAGGGAAGAATTGTTGGAGTTTACCAACAAGCTGCGTAAGCTACAGGAGGAGAATGATCTCGCTTTGCTTAAAGATTCTTATGAGAAGGAACAAAAGCAGATACTCAACCGCATAGCCGAGGAGAAGAGGGCAAACAATGTTTCTTTGCAGGAGAAAAAAATTAGTGCTGGTCAGTTGGCTCAGCTGAATGCGGAACTCGATAAGGCGCAGAATCTCCAGTTGGATAATCTGCGGGACAAACATAATAAAGACATTGCGGACAAAGAGGCTGCCTTTCAAAAGGAGCTGAATACGATCAAGGGCAAGGCGGCTGCTGATGGATTAACCGACCATCGTGAGGCGGAACGCGCCCAATTGAAGATTACCTACGCACAGCAGTTGGCTGATGCTGCCAAAAACTATAAGGATAATGCCGATCATCTGCAGCAGATAAGGACGGCATTAGAAGAACAGTTCCATGCTGAGAATCAAAAGCTGGAAGAGAAGTTCCGGAAGGAGGATGAAAAGGCAAGAACCGATAGTGAGATCGCTATCCAAAAGCGCATAGCCGATAATCAAAAAATGTCCTTCCTCATAAGATATGAGGCATTGGATCAGGAGAAGGTGCTGTTTCAGCAGCAGCTTTCCGATAAGATCATCAGCGAGAGTGAGTATAATAATAAGGTTGCTGAGCTGGCGGACGCCCGCATAAAAATTCATGAGGAAGAGAAAAAAGCGAATGAAAGATTAGTCGATTCCGTAGGGCAGGGCTTTGGCAACCTGGCCGCAATAGCAGGAAAGCAGACGGCCATCGGGAAAGCATTTGCCATTGCCCAGGCTACAATAGATACCTACTCCTCCGCTGTTAAGGCATACAATGCCATGGCGGATATCCCCGTGGTCGGACCAGTATTAGGCGGTATTGCTGCTGCTGCTGCTGTCGCCGCCGGCATACAGAACGTGAAATCTATCATCGCAGTGAAAGTACCCGGGCAGGCAAGCGCGGGATCTACGCCTTCTATTTCTGGCGCTTCAACGTCGGCCCCGGCGACGCCCGCGCAGATCAGCACCACATTTACAGGAACACAGAACGCAACTACGGCCACCGCCAGCAGCAATCGGGTTTATGTACTTGATTCGGATGTGAGGGATGCCAATGAACGCAATGAGCGGTTGAACCGGGCCGCCAGGCTGGGGGGTGGTTAAGTGAAACAAATACTCCATTCGGCTATTTATGGCCATGGAGTTGCAGGTATACAAGGCAGAGATTGATCCCGCTATTACCTCCGATTTGGAGGTCAATTTCATTGGCCTGGTGGACAGGCCTGCCATCGAAAAGAATTTCCAAACATTTAAGGCGCACGAAAGCAAGGCCAAATTTTCCCTCAATGAGGAGCGCCGTATCATCTCCGGGCCTGCTATGATCGCGGACATGCCCATTTACCGCAAGGACGATAAGCTCGGCGAGTATTACGTCGTTTTCGACAAATATGGTATTCAATCCATTGTAGAAAAGTTCTCCGCCAAGGGCTTCATGCAGAAGTTCAACATGTTCCATGATGACCAACAGCAGGTATCTGACGTGACCATCTTCAATTCGTTCGTGACTGATTCCACTCTGGGCATCAACGCTCCTGCCGGCTTCGAAGATACGGCGGAAGGCTCCTGGTTCATTTCCGCAAAAGTAAACAATGACGCTGTCTGGCAAAAGGTGAAATCCGGTGACATAAAGGGTTTCAGCGTGGAAGGGCTGTTTGCCTACCTGCCGGTCAGCAAGGTGAAAATGTCAGCGGAAGAGGTGCTTAACAAGATCATGTACCTCCTAAGTGAAACAAGCATTGAAGATTAATATATACGGTTATGAGCAAAGCTAAAGAAATCATTGACAAGATAAGGGCGCTGTTTGCGGATGTTCCGCCTGCCCCTCCTGCTACGCCCGTTATGTTCAGCTATCCCATTGACGGCGGATCTACAGTTTTTGTGGATTGTTCCGATGACGGCATGGCCGATATCGACGCCAACGACAAGGTGTACACGGACGCAGCCGGCACAACACCCTATCCCGACGGCACATACAAGGTGACAGGAAAGGATTTCAGCTTTACTGTCACCGGCGGAATGGTAACGGCCGTTACTGATGCGGATGGCACCGGCCCCGGTTTACCCCTCGAACAAGCGGCACCCGATCCGATGGACGCAGCTAAAAAGCCAACTCCACCCCCGCCTCCTCCGGCACCGCCCGCACCTGCACCCATTACACCACCCGCAAAGTTTGAAATGACGCCTGAAGGCGCAAAAGCCTTCCTGGACAAATTCGCTGACGGCACTCCTGAAGATAGGATCGCCAATTTGGAAATAGTGTGCAAGGCGCTCATGGAATACAACTTCGGATGGCAGATACGCGAATCTCAACAGAAGGCTACGGCCGATGCTGCTTTGCAAGTCTATAAGCAGGATTTGATAACCGCCCAGGCTGCACTTACAGCGCAAGACGTAACGATCAAAAAGCAGGAAGAAAAGCTGAAAGCTCTTTTCTCACTGACCGAAGAACTGGCCGCCGTTCCTGTTACCGATCCCAAAACGCTTACCGGACCGAAAAAAGAAAAGTTCGAGAAAAAGCAAAAGACAGAGGATCGTTTTTCTAAGATCGCGGATTCTATTAAAGAACTGAAGGCTAAATAATTACCGCTGAAATAATTTCTGAAACCACATTAAATTTTTATACCAATGGCTTTTGACGTTAGCGCACTCACCGATTATACAGAGCAAAATGAGACCGAGCTCATTACCCGCTCTCTATTCCTAAGTAAAACGTCGGACCTTATCCGCGCCCAGGGTAACGTCATGACCGGCGTAAAGAACGCTGAAACCATCAACGAACTGTCTACCGATGCAATCTTCCAGGATGGCGCCGGCTGTACGCGGGTTTCCAGCGGTACAACTTCGCTGACCCAACGGACGGTAACGGTAGGCAAAATTGCCGTTGTTGAGGACATTTGCGTCGATGACCTGGAAAAGAAGTACCTGAGTAAGAAGCTGGCTATAGGTAGCGGCTTGCAGCAGATACCCTTCGAAAAGGAATACACCGACCTTAAATCTGGCATCATTTCCGAGGAGCTGGAGACGGCTATCTGGCAAGGCGATACCGCCAGCGGAAACGCCAACCTGAAACGCTTCGACGGGTTCATCAAATTGATCGATGCTGCCGGAACGGCGATTCTCGCCAACACGTCAACTTATGTGACCGGCGGCCAGGTGACCGTAGCCGGCGGCGGCATCACCAGCACCAATATCCGGGCTATCGTATCGGCCATGTGGAAAAGCCTTCCTGCCCGCGTAACTGGCAAGAGTGATATCCGCATTTTCTGCGGCTGGGACTTCTTCAACCTGTTCATGGATTCTTATACGGAAAAGAATCTGTTCAATTTCGCCCCTTCTGGCAGCGAAGTGAAGGCAGAGAACGGCGAGGTGGTCATCCCCGGCACCGTATACAAGCTCACTGCTGTACATGGCCTGGACGGCACCAACCGGGTCTACGCGCTGCGCACGTCCAACATGTGGGCGGGCACCGACCTGGAAGACGAGTGGGAAAAATGGACCATTATGCCGGATCAGTTCAAGGATTACCTGCGCTTCAAGGCTCGTTTCAAATACGGGGTAAACGTAGCCTACCCCGATGAGATCAGCACCTTCAAGCTCGTACCGTAATATCTTATCACCATAGGGCGGCTCAAAACCGCCCTTCATTATATACTTTATGGCGAATTGCGCACTTACCCAGGATTACAACATAGGCTGCGACGTAGGCGTCGGCGGTGTGAAGGAGTGTTATTTTATCGAGTTGGACAATATCGCTTCGTTGACGGAAAGCAGCGGTACGATTACGGCCATAACCAAGCTGACGGGGAAGGTATTCCGCAAGTACCAGCTGGTCCAGGAAACGGCCCTCTTCGAAGAAACGATCACCGGCAGCATTCAAAACGGCACGACCTTTTATCCGCAGAAAGGGAACATCGTTCTCAATAAGCAGCAGGTAGCCGTCCGCAATGAGATCCTTTTGCTGGCCGTCAACAGACTGGCAGCAATAGCCATGGACAATAATAAAACTTACCGACTGTTCGGCCGGGAGTACGGTCTACGCCTTTTGAACGGTACCGCATCAACCGGCACGGCCTGGGGGGATCGCAATGGTTATACCCTGGACTTTACCGGGAATGAGCTGCAGTTGGCCCCCTTCGTTGATGCCGCTGTGATCGCAACCCTACAGACGCCCGGGTAATACCCCGCTCATAATAAAACTGAATAACCCGGTCTACTGGCCGGGTTTCTTTTTGAAACAAAAATCGGATTTGTATATATAAGTCTATATGCTGCAATTCAAGCAGAATGATACGGCCGTTGCAATTATCTTGACGCTGACAGAGCTCGTAACCCTGCCAGCGCCCAACTATCTATTCGTATTCACGCACGTAACGACAAAGGACCAGGTGGCTTTCGTTAAGCTCAACAGCGATGATGAAAGCAGCTATCCCGCTAGGTATAACCAATTCACCATCGATCCGTCTGTACTATTCGCAGGAAAAAATACCGGCGAATGGCATTATGTGGTCTATGAACAGGCGGACGCGGTCAATACCGATCCGGCGCGGGCGGGATCAGTGACAGAGTATGGGAAAATGATATTCAACCGGTCTGCGGACTTCTCTTATCAAATGTATAATTCCTCCACCCAATACATGGCATACAATGGCTGAGGCAATGACTATACCGGTAACAGCGGACATTGACGATGACGATTATAGCCCCGTCGGTGTTACGGTACTGAAGTTTGCCGACAGTGCAATCCCCGTCTTTAAGGAAGCCCGCAATAAGGACTACATAAAGTACGGAGAGAACAACGCGTATCCGGAATACCTGACATATCTATTCGACAAGTCGAGCAAGCACGGCGCCATTATCGGGGGTAAGGCTATATACATCTATGGGAAGGGGTTCGAGAATGGAGATTTCGTCATAAACCGCCTCGGAGAATCATTGAATGATATCTCGAAGAAAGCTATCCTGGACACCCGCATGTATGGCGGTTTCTATTTCGAAGTATTATATAACCGCCAAGGAAAAGTATGTGAGGTTTATCATGTCGATTGGAATACGATCCGCGTTGGAAAAAATGGCGGGTTCTGGTGGAAGGAGCAATGGACGATCAAAGATATAGGAGGCCGTATTACGGAAAACAATAAAGAGGAGGCGATCTTCATACCTTCTTTTGATCCATCGCAACCGTTTACCTCTCAGATATATGCCTATAAGGAGTATAGGCCCGGTCAGCGATACTACCCGCTGCCCGATTACATCCCCTGCAACAATTACGTAGAGACGGATATCGAGATCAGCAAGTTTTACCTGTCCTCTATCCGCAACGGCATGATGCCTTCCAAGATGCTGCAATTTTATATGGGGGATCCGGGCGAGGAAAAGAAACGCGCATTGGAAAGAAGTTTTGCCAGGAAATTTGCGGGCGCTGAAAATGCCGGAAAGTTTGTGCTGGTGTTCAATGCCGGCGGAAAGGACAAAACGGTCGATGTGCAGGACCTATCCGGCTCCGAGCTGGATAAGATGTTTGTGGAGTTGAATAAGACCGTACAGCAGGAGATATTGAGCGGGCACCAGGTGACAAGCCCCATGTTATTTGGCATTAAGACAGAGGGGCAGCTCGGCGGGAATACGGAGCTTCAATTAGCCTATAACATTTTTCGAAGCACCTACGCAGACGCGAAAGCGGATGCATTTGACAAGGAGGTTAATTTCTTACTTGGCTATTCTGTTTTTCCTGGACAATACAAACTGCAGCCGACCGATCCGGTCGGTGTACAGTTCGATGTTAAGGAGCTTATAAACTCGCTGCCGAAAGCCTGGGTTTTTGAAAAGCTGGGCGTTCCGCAAAATATGTGGTCCTTGCCTAATATCGGTTCAGACAATAAGCCGACAGATCCTACTGTCCCCGTACACACGCCAGCGGCGCCGGTCGCAGAGCAGCAACAATCTGCCGTCAACGACGCCATACGCAATCTTACGGCCAAGCAGCATCAGCAGGTAATGCGGATAATGCGCCAGCATGCCAAAGGACAATTAACGGACATGGCTGCAAAGGCGTTGCTTAGGACCGGCTATGGTTTGGGGGAAAGCGATATCAACGAGCTATTAGGCATCATTCCGGTATCGGCCATGGCCTTTGAGGATATGAGTCAAGATGAAAAGATAGACGCCGTAATTGGTTTGTTTGATGCGTGCGGCGATGCGCGGGATGACTATGAGATAATCAAGACGAAAAAAGTAAAGTTTGATAGTGAGGAAGATTTGGCCGGCGACGAAGTTATTTTCATGGAGGCTGCCTTTAAGACATATGACGTAACGGCCACAGAGAATAAGATATTGGAATTGATCAAGAAAGATAAGCGTATTACGCCCGATGTGATTGCGCAGACCATTGGTCAAACCAGGGCATATGTGGAAAATAAAATTTCCAGTCTGGAAAAGCGCGGTCTTCTTGAAGAGTCTTCTTCCATGGATGGAGCAGATGAGATTATTGAGCGCACCATCCCTGATGCGGCTGATATTACCGCTCCGCCGCCGACTACCAAAGTACCACCTACGCAGATCTATGTCAAATACAGCTACGAAGTAAAACCGGGTATCGGTCCCCCAATAATAGAAAATACGCGGCCTTTTTGCAGGCGTATGCTGGCGCTGAGGCGGCTGTACTCCCGCGCCGAAATAGAAAAGATATCAGCCAGGTTGGGGTATAGTGTGTTTGATCGGAAAGGGGGATGGTGGGGAGATAAGCCAGAATGCAGGCACCGCTGGGTCAGCCACGTGGTGGTAAAAAAGGGAGGTGACGAATGAGCGCAAATATTTTATTACTGAGCGACGCCATTTTAAAGGAGAGGTCGATGATCCACGGTAACATCGATGCAAAGTTGATCTATCCGGATATAAAGTTTTGCCAGGACAGGTATATAAAGCCAATCCTTGGTAGCGCATTATTTGACAAGCTGCAGAACCTTGTAGCATCTGGAGATATTGAACTGACCGCAAATAAGGATTATAAGGACCTTATAGACGAATACCTTATAGACACACTCATTTATTTCACCCTTTCAAAATTGCCGGTAACGTTAAGTTATCAGTTTTGGAACAAGGGCATGGTTAGGAAACAGTGTCAAGATACGGAGCTTCCATCAATGAGTGAGTTGATAGATATGGCATCCGAATATAAGGACCGGGCAGAGTATTACGCTAATCGAATGAAGCTGTTCCTTATCGATCAATCGTCAAGGTTGCAAAAATATACAGAGTATGTAAATCCGGGCAGCACCATCGATACAGTAACGCCCAACCATAAGCAGTTCACGATGCCGATCTACCTGGGTGATGCGGACCGCGATCCATGGTGTAATGAAATGGGGTTCAATGGACAGCCTTATAAACCTTAGTCATGTCGAAAAAAATTAATAAAAAGAACGAAGAAAAACTGAAGCTATATCTAAGCAAACAGCATGACACTCAATCAGGTAATACGAAGGATCAAAGGAATATCGCTGGCGCACAAACAAGTCAGGGGCTTCCGGCAAGGGCTGGTAAGTGACTGGTTTGCAGACAAGACCGCCCTATACCCTGGCGTATGTCTGCAAGATAGAGGCGGCTCAATTAGCCTCGGCAGTCACGCAACGACATTGAATTATAGAATGTTCTTTGCGGATCTGGTTAACGTGAGCGCTGACGCGAAGACAAACCTGGACGATGTGCAATCTGATATGCTCAGTGTGGCCATGGACATTTTAGCTCAGATGAATTTTCCTTCATTCGATGACTGGAAGATAAGCACGGATGCAAGCCTGCAACTTTTTGACGAGTCGGAAAATGACTTATATGCCGGGTGTTACATAGACATAAGCATTCGCATTATGTTCTCGCAGAATGTTTGTCAGGTGCCATCCAATGGATTTTCAGACAACCCAACCGATACGGATATGCTAATGTACGATATCTCATACAATGCCGCAGCCGGCCTTACTTCTTTGACCATCGATGCCTTGAAAGGCAAAAAGATAATGCTTGTAGTTCGCGAGAACAACGTACTATATAAAGCCAGCAATCAATCTGGAACTACTGAATATACATGGGATGGAATTACGATAGGTCTGGGAACGCCCGTAGGACCGAATGGCGAACGCTTTTTAATACTATATCGAAATTACTAAGATGAAAAAAATAATTGTTGGGCTCATCGCCCTTATAAGTTTTTCGCAGTCATTTGGGCAAAGTCCCGGCAACGATACCACTAAGTATATATACTATCGGTTCACGTACGGAAATGCTCTTGACCGGTATTGGGCGAAAAAAGTATTGATGCACCCTGCCGATACTACCTTCAGCAAAGATGGTACGGCCATCCTGAACGGGATCCTTTACGTCGGAAATGGTGCGAAATGGAATGTAGTCGGTTCCGGTAGCATAGGGGGCATAGGCTCCCTCAACCAGGTCACCCAAAATGGCAACGGCTCACAAGCTACTTTGCGCGTTACTGATCCAGGCGATTCATCGATTGAAAAGGCGGTGCTGGGGCGAAGTGCCGATAATGATCATGGTGTAGTGTTCCTGGAAGATGGATTAGGTGCGGTGACCGAATTCCATATGGATAGTATCGTCGTGCGCGGGAGGGTGTATTATTTTCCTATTGGCTCGGCCCCGGATACTTTTGCCCTGAAAAGTGACCTACCTGCAGCCCCAAGCCCGTTCACTGCCACAACGCCCGGTATCGTCAATGCTCCAGGGACGGGCAACAGTCGAATATTTTTAAGATGGGACAATACCTTTTGGCCGGTTGTTATTCCGAACGATACGGCCAACAAATGGGTAGGGTATGTATATGCCAGCAATGACAGCCTGTATTACTGCAAGGGGGGAACCGGAACTACAACTTGTACATTTTTTTATAAGGTTGTTACCGGTGGGGCCTCTTTTGACTCTACTGGTACACAAGGTCGAAACGATTGGCATTCCGATGGATACAATGTAGCCAAGTACGTGCAGATTAAAGACAGTTCTTCGGCCTATGTCACGATTAAAAGATTGGCTGACAGCATAGCCAATGTCAAATCCGGTATCAAACAGGCCGATTGGACCCAGGCGACGACTACCGACCCGTCATATATACAGCATAAACCCACGCTTGGTACGGCTGCATCGAACGATGTGCCGGCCTCAGGTGATGCATCCAACACCCAGGTAGTCCTCGGAAATGATAGCCGACTCACTAATACGAGGACACCGACAAATGGATCAGTCGGTAACACACAAATGGCTTCCATGCCGGCCCATTCT